CTCTAGCAATGTTTTCTTACGGACAATAATGTCCATAGCTTCTTGTTCTATATTATCAGTGCCAATAGTTCGTTTATCTAGCCATGTAGGGTTTTTGCGTTGAGATTCGGCGCGAGTAATATCCGCAACTGCGCCATACCATTGACCCAACTGTTTACTTACGTCTTGAATTTCACGGCCTGCACCGATCAACATCTTCACGCCTTTGAATGCTGCGTTAGCTGCTGCAAATGCTGTAACCGGATCAATCATGCCAGTAGAACTCCTTTAACCACGCAGAGAAGGACCTGACTCTGTAAACAAAGTTACCCTCGCATCATTTTCTGTCTCTGAACATCGATACGATCTTGGTTGGTATCGTCACGCTGGCCCGCGATGTCCTCTATACTTTCGATACGAGCCGCGTCCGTTGCTGCACGTTGCTGCATTTTGTTCATCTCTAGCTGGATCTGAGCCGCGTCATCAATCGACTTACGCTGCAAGTCTTGCTGCTTTATCCCAAGCTCTTGCATACGGACCTGTACCAACGGATCGCTCATCGGATCCTGACCCTGTGGAGTAATCTTTGGCATCAAATCATTCATCAACTGCAACTCCTGTAAGGCGACCATCTTTTCGATCTCCTCTGGATTTTGCATCTGTTGTTGAACTTCCATAATCTGCTTTTGTGCATCCTGCGGGTTAATATTGCCAGATTGAACCATCATCTGTACTTGAGCAATTAAACCTTTAATCTGCGTCATTACCATTTCACGAGACTTTTTGGAGATATGCTCCTGAATGTGCCCCATCAAAACACCCATGACCTGCGGGGAAGTCATAACGATTGGTGTCTTCATAAACATAACGTGAAGTTCGATATGTGCGTCGTGGTCCTGACCATCAAACGCCATCAACAACTCACCCGTTAACGCACGAGCGTTTTCAATTAACGGATCAAGTGGCTGCGGCTGCGGAGGTGGTGGCAGTATCTCGTCAATGTTCTGAACCTCTAGGGCCTGATACATGCGACGATACGCTGCGTGTAGGTTGTGTAACTGCGGGTTGGACTGTGCCATCTGTAGCTGCGTCTGAGCGAGCGTGACGCGCTGCGCCATGGAAAAGATGTTCGGGTCGCTCACTGGGATCACATCAACTCGCCCGTCAAAGTCCGCCGCCATGACCGTGCGATCTCCACCCGCCACATCGTATGGGTACTCTTGTGGCAGGTTATCACGGAAAATCCGCGCTAACACACGAAACTCGCTTTTCTGCGCATAGTGCAGGCGTTTGTGAATAGCTGACATAACTTTCATGCCGCGCTCTAACATCGCCACCGTAGTCCCCACAGGAGCCTCTGTGTTGCCATCTCCTGTTTGCTGGTCTGCCAGTGACACAAAACGTCTTCCGTTGTCCACAAGCGTCCCTAGAAGCTGTCCTAGAGTTGCGGAAGGTTCTTTGTACGGTAGCGGAATAATAGCATCGCGAATGTTGCCGCCAGGGGCGTCAATATCTCGCCATTCTCCAGGCTGTAAGGGTTCATCATCATTACGAACCCTCACGCCCCGAGCCTTGAAGCCAGCCGGGAGGTTAGCCAGAGTTCCGGCATCGATCAACTGGCGAAGAATACTCGTAGCCGCGCGTCCCAACCCACCAATCATGTGGATCAAACCAAAGCCATAGAACCCCAAACCAGGCATAAACTTGTAGTGAACGAAGTACTGTTGCTTCTTAGCTAAACCCGCGTCTTCTTCAAAATTACGGCGGATCGACAGAATCTTCCCAGAACCCTCATCAATCGTCACAATGTACGGCAACGCAATACCCGTAGGTTCGCCGTCAGGAGACATGTCCTCGAACCCTTCAAGGTCTAAGTCAACGTGCATCTCCAGAATTGTATAGACATCGTCAGTGTACCCCTTCGAAGTGCCCTGAATGCTGTCGATTTTTTGGCGGACCTCGTCCTCTTTTTCGTCGTACTTGCTAACCTCAACGTCACGATAAAACCCTGCAATCTGCATCTTGCGCAGTTCATTCGCATCCATGCGCAGAACATGAGTGACCCGCACCGCTGTATGTAAATCGGATGCTGCATACGAAACAACCAAGTCTTGAGCAGGAACAAACTTAGAAACTGCTCGTTGTTTCGCCTCGTCAAAGTAAATTTTCTTAAAACAAGAACCAGACAGCGGTAAATAAAACAGCAACTGATCCATGTCAGGATCGAACTCTTCCATCACTTCCATGATCTGGTAGTTCATAAAGTCCTTGACTCGCGATGCCTGCTCCTCACGAGCCGAATCCTGCAAACCAAGAACCTGTGTTTGAACAGGGCCGCCCGCTGGAAGCAGTTCTTTGTACGCCTGAGCTTGGAACTGTGTAACACTCTCACTAATCAACGGGTGCGTGACTCCAGAAGCCCCCTGAAAGGGCTGAGTGCGCTCGTCATACTTAACGCCAAGCTGATCTAGCCCTTGAGTATATGTTTCTTCCCACTCTGAACGAGACTCCATATCATCTTCAAAAGACGCCCGAAGGTCCGACGAAATCTCCCTAAGATAATCTTCACCCAAAAACTCCGCTAAGTTGTCGTTATGCGCGGGTTGAATCATAGATTCTTCCATCGCAATTATCTCTTCAAGACTTCGAACTATTGCTCCACCTTCACCGTCATCAACAACTTCAGCCCCATTAGGGAACATTTCAACCTGAGCCGAAACCGGAACCTCAACCGACGCCTCATTTGGCATCAGGTCCTCAGGACGAATCCCCGAATCTACAAGAGGTGGCAATGCCATCAGTAATACTCCCGTTTACGACGATATTCGTCGTGTTCTTCTTCCTCGCCAAGCAGAGAAACGAAACCGCCCTGCCTAAATCGCATCAGTGCTAACGTCATGCTATCACAAAAGTCGTCATGATCGCCATTAGGAAATGAAACTATTTCTTCGATAACCTCATCAGCAAACTTCTTGTCCTCTGGGGCCCATACTACACCAGCTTCGAACAATGGCGCAACCATATGCATCCTAGTGACCTTATCACGCCCTTTTCCTGGGGAAAATCCTAGCGCAGGAATACCCCGAAGCCGCAACTCGTCAATAAGCGGTGTACCCGTAGCTTTCGCTTCGACCACAACCATGTCCGGCTCCCAGTATTCGTGCTCTTCATACGCAACTTCCTTTAGTTCAGGGAAATTCCACCGACCTCGTCGTGCATCCAACAATATCAAGTTGTCAGACGCGCCTTCCTCCGGCTCAAACACGCCCCAAGTCGTAATCGCGCTGTAGTCAGCAGACTCTTTCTTGGAAAACGCCGTATCATACGACTGAATGATGTACTTGACAGGGGGAATCTCTTTTTTCTCCCACACTTGCCACCACTCCCGCTTGATAATAGCAGAACCAGAATTTGTTGGCGTCTGCTGCCACTGCGCATTCCATTTCTGCACAGGCAATGACGCTTTTATCGACAACAGCGCGTCTTTGTCCCAGAACTCCGGCCACAACGGCTTGTCAGACGGCAGAATTGCAGGAAATTCTACAACCTCCCACTGATCCGCCATGATATCGCTGCCCTGCGCGGCCAACAAACGGCCTGTCAAGTCTTTCTTGCCCCAACGAGTCATAACAATTATGATCGCACCGCCAGGTTGAAGACGCTGACGAGGACCAGAAGTGTACCATTCATACGCATTGTCAAACGCACTCTCACTCAAAGCGTCCTGCTCCGAGTGTGGGTCATCAATAACAAACAAATCCGCGCCACGACCCGTGACCGCCGCGCCAACACCCGCCGCAAAGTACTCGCCGCCCTTGTCAGTCTGCCATTTACCCGCGCCCTTGTTGTCTTCTTTCAGATTGGTATCAGGGAAGATGTCCTTATATTGTGGGTCGTCTATAAGATCCCTGACCTTGCGGCCAAACCGAACCGCTAGCTCGGTGTTGTGCGTAGCCTGAATAATCTTGAGCTTCGGGTTTCGGCCCAAAAACCACGCAGGCATCAAGAAACTAGCAAACTCCGACTTAGAATGACGCGGAGGCATGTTGATAATCAGACGCTTTAACTTGCCCTGTGCAACCAACTCTAGCTTTTCCGCAATAACACGGTGATGCTGGCCCTCAATAAAGTTCTCGTACACATGATGAGCAAACGGCATGAAATAATCATGCGCTTTTTCGCGAGTGTCCAGCCTCTTCTTGGCCTCGGTTAAGGCCAAGATCTCTTTTAAAGCGTCCTCGGGTAAGGCTTGTAAATTCATGTGCCGCTCATCAAGTCCTCAGAAGGCAATAACTCGTCTCCCGTGCCTTGGATCTGGGCCAAACGACGTAGATACTCAAGCTCGGCATTCGGAGCAATATACCCATAACCATAACCATCCTGAAGCTGCGCTGTCGGGGCTAAATAGCTAGTAGGCTGAGAAAACACCGGACCCGCAGGAACCGTTTGATCTATCCCGGGCTGCGGAACGTAGAAGTTATACTGACCCGTCTGCTGGGGCTGATAATACGGGGAAACAACAGGGCGAGCACCGCCACCAAGACCCGCAATTCCAGAAGTATACCCAGGAACGGTCTCCCCCACAGGATCAGTGAGAGGATCTTCGTCAGTATCCGTTGGAGTTAAGAAAGTTGGATCTACTACTGGGACATCTACTACAGGTTGCTCTACTACAGGTTGCTCTACTACAGGTTGCTCTACCGTCGTTGTCGTCGCGGCCTGAACAACCGCATCAGCAACTTTCCCTACATCCACAATGCCATCTGTCTCGGTAGTGGTGGTTGTGCCGCCAGTGGTTGGGTCGCCAGTGGTTGTCTCGGTAGTGGTGGTTTTCGTGCCATCTGTCTCAGCATTAACATCAACCGTAACATCGCCAGTGGTCACTGTTTTCGTGCCGTTAACTAGCACACTGTCCGTAGTGGTTTTACCCGTGACACTGTTGTTCGTTGTAACCTTAGCGTTGCCTTTTTCATCCGTGACAGTCGTTACCGTAACATCGCCAGTGGTTGATGTTGTGACCGTCGCGGCGTTGTTGGCCGTGAACGTGGTTGTACCGCCAGTAGTTGTACCAGTGGTTGTACCGCCAGTGGTTGTACCAGTGGTTGTACCGCCAGTGGTTGTACCGCCAGTGGTTGTACCAGTGGTTGTACCGCCAGTGGTTGTACCAGTGGTTGTACCGCCAGTAACTATGGTGCCTATACCACCTGTGCCAGTTTCTTCGGAGCCCATTCCAACAACAACTTGACCATCAGCATACAAGTTTCCGTCGATATTACCTTCTGCTTTGACATTGTTTGCAGGGTTACCAAGATACATAACCCCGCCTCGTCTGTAGACCTTACCAGAGTCGTAAGGAGAAACGACATTAATAGTGTCTGAGTCAGCGCCATCAGTGTCTAAATTAGCTAAAGCAGCCTCCTCTTCAAGAGCTAAAGCAGCCGCATCCTCTTGCTGTTGAAGAGCTAAAGCAGCCTCCTCTTCAAGAGCTAAAGCAGCCGCATCCTCTTGTTGTTGAAGAGCTAAAGCAGCCGCATCCTCTTGTTGTTGAAGAGCTAAAGCAGCCTCCTCTTCAAGAGCTAAAGCAGTAGCCGCATCCTCTTCAAGAGCTAAAGCAGTAGCCGCATCCTCTTCAAGAGCTAAAGCAGTAGCCGCATCCTCTTCAAGAGCTAAAGCAGC